GCGTGGTGGTCCCGCCCTTCGGCCCCGGGGCCGCGCCCGCAACAGCGCCGGCCAGCTTGTGAAGCTTCGGGTCGAAATCTTCTTCGTTGATCTTCATCGTCGCGGCCGGGTCCTTCGGGTGAATGATCGTCACGGTTTTGATCTCTGACATGGTCGGTCCCTTCGGCGTTGTCGTTCGTGAAAAGTGACCGGGAAAAGGATCTTCCCTGGCGGGCCGAAGCCCGCCAGGGAAGGCGCGCCGTTAGGCGTGGTGAACAGCGCAGACCAGATTCGGGTCCGATCCGATCTCGATCCCGTACAGGCAGGAAACGGAATAAGTGTTCAGGTAGTGCGACCATTCATGGACCAGGTTCAGAACTAGCCCGGTGACTGGGTCGACGATCGACGCGACTTCGGCATTCTTCACGTTCTGAAGTGACCGGGGAAGCCGGCTGACCAGGTTGATCCCCAGTTTGTGAAACGCCAGGCTGACATACGCCCCGGTCGGGTGAGTAACGGTGATCGCCTCGCCGCCCGTCTTCGCGACCCTGATCGGCGGGCTGATCGCCTGGGCGTAGCCCGTGGCGCCCGTGGTATAGGTCACGTCGGCCGTGCAAACATAGGGCTGTGAATCGCCAGCGATCGTCAGGATATCGCCCTTCTTCAGGGTCAGGCCGTTCCCGGTGACGGTGATATCGAATGACGTCGCGCCGACGGCGATCGCGGTCGCGGCCCGACAAACGGGGCTGTCGGTCGTCGCCATTGTCCCGGCCGTGTAGACGCTGGAATCGCAGGCCTGATCGAAGGCCATATCGAAGCCCAGCTTCATTCCCAGCTGACCCATTCGAAGCGCCTGTTCCTGGGACGTGAAGGCGGTCGGACCGTTGAACAGGGCCTGGTACAGCGCGTCCAGGGTCCCGCCGTAGACGAAGGACCGCTGATCGGGCGGGACGCCCTGTTTGTTGAGGACCTTCCGGGCCGACGTGATATCCGTTATGAGACCGCTGGCGCCGCTGACGTGGCCTGGCGCTTTGTACCAGCACAGGGTATGGATATCGTTGTTGACCTTGTTGACGACGGCCTTGATCGCTTCCTGAAGTTCCGCGGGGACGACGCCGGACATGATCTGCGCGGCGAATTCGGCGTCGTTGATCTGGAATCCCGCTTCCTTCCAGTACGCCAGGGCCAGGTCCTTCGTCAGGAATTTGACGTCCTGATTCGGGAGCGTTCCCGCGTTGACGTCGGTCGCGGTCAGGGCCTTCGGGACCTTGCACGTTATGACGTCGTTTTTCGCGCCGACCAGGGCGCCGTTCGTGGGGTTCGCGGCGACGTCGGAATAGACGCGCGAACACAGCGCGTCCGCCATACGGACCACGTTCCCCGACAGCTTCAGGGCCGCCTGAAGAATGGTATCGTTCGCCATTGTCGGGATCCTTCCAAGTGATAAATGATCGTTGAAGGTGAAGGGGTCACGGGACCAGCTTCAGCTGTCCCTTGTTCAACAGGGACTGAACCGCGGGGACGTCGGCCTGGGGAAGCGCGTTGAATTCCGCCAGCGTCATTGTCTTCGCGGCCCCAGCGCCAGGCAGTTTTTGACCGGGGTTTTCGATCTTGAATAACCCGGCCGCCAGCAGTTCCTGGTATGACGCCATTTTTTCGACGGGCGTCGTTCCCTTGACCAGCGGGCGGTATCGTTCCGGGACGGATTCCAGCTGGGCCGCGACGATCCCGTCCAGGACCGTCGTCATTTCCGCCAGCGTGGTCGCCTTCGGTTCCAGTTCCGCGATCTTCGCGACGGCGGCCGTCTTCTCGGCGGTCAGCGCGGCCAGGGCCTGTTCGGACGCGGTGAATTTCGCCGTCAGTTCGGCCAGCGTCGCCTGGGCCGTCTTTGCCTGGTCAGCGGTTTTCGTGAGATCGACGACCTGAAGTTTCAAGGCTTCCGCCTCTTGCTTCACGGTGTCGCGAACTTGGAAGGCCGCCCGCCCTTCCTTTTCGAAATAGGCCGCCCGCGCCTGGTAATAGGACAGCCTTTCCTCGACTGGCGCCGTGTCCGCCGGCGCTGGGCCGCGGCCCGCTTCCACGGTATCCGCCCGCTGGACGACCGGCCATCCGCCAGCCAGCCAGCGATTGAAGCTGACCAGTCGACCGATCAGCCCCGACCCTGAATTCAGCGAAGAAAACATCCGTTTTCCCCTTTGTGAATTGCGTTGACGTTATATGCTTCGCCGGGTATCCGCCCGGCCGATTGACCGTCAGAATTTGAAGGGCCAGGGCCAGCCCAGGACGTCGGACCATAGCCAAGTAAATATCACGTTCGCCGACGATCGATGATCCTTCCGAATGACGACCTTGACGAATTCCTGAAGCGCGTCGTCGCTGAAGATCGCGAATCCGGCCAGGAATATGATCGCGCCCGGGACCTTGTATCCGATCGACCATAGCCGCCAGCCCAGGGCGGCCAGGATCGCGCCGATTTCCATGTGATGAAATTCCAGCCAGCCCTTCAGGTGGGCGAAGCCGAAGGTCAGCGCCAAGGCGCCGACGATGATCGACCAGGGCCAGGGAATTAAACTTGACATTTTCCTATTACGGGGCCGGGATCAGGATCATCGGGATTTGGGCCTTGCTGCCGTCCGGGAAGTGGAAATAAATGCTATCGGCCGCGACGGTATCGATCCGGGCGATTTGGATTCCAAGTTCGCCCACGGTCAGACTGTCATTAAGCTTCATGGAGCTTCCCCAGCTTCGAAGCCCGAACGCGGCGGCCGGCGCGCCGGAGTTATCGAATACACGAATCGGCGCGTTGTTGTTTGTGTCTTCGACGGCGACGCGGGCATAGGTCCCGGTGACATCGTAGACGGTGAAAGCCCAGGGGTTCGCCATCAGCACGGGGTCGACCATTCCGGCGAATGGCCGCAATACGCCGAGAGGGTAATAGCAGTACGCGGCGCCGTTCTCCTGATTAAACCCGGCTTGAATCCCGAAAAAGGCGTAGCCGCCCTTGGTGGTGACGGCCCAGCTTGAAGACAGGTACAGCCCGGTGTTGTAGTCCAGCAGGGTAGTGATGCCCTTCCCCGGCGGCGCGTAGTGGAAGCCTTTTCGCGGGGCCGCTTCGTTCCCGTATTCGAACTTATCTACCACGTATTTAAACGAAGTGTCGATCGTTACGCCCACGTCGCCGCCGGGGATCCCGGACGCGCTATCGGCCTTCCCGTGAAGCCCCAGCCGCGCGGCCAGGCTATCCCATACGTTCGCGCTGTCGTCGGTGTAGCGGGATATGGACAATTTCACGGCCAGGCTGTCGGCCATTTCGTCGACCGGGAAGTCGGGGAAATGGTGATCTAGGCTGTCGGCGTTTTGCGTATTCCCCAGGTATTCCAGGACGACGCGGTTCGCCGGGTGTTTCGAAGCCCGGGCCGGGCGGCCGATGAAGACGACAGCCAGGATCAGCGTCAGGGCGGCCAGGATCGGGATCATTAGGCGTTTCATCGTTTTATTCCTTCTGAAGAAGTTTCGGCGGCGGTTTGTCAGTAAGACGGCGACAGGTAAATCGCCGCGTTCGTGAAGCGGCCCGTCGCCGTCGAATCTGAAACATTTACCAGCCTGACCTTCAGGTTTTTCGCGCCCGGGACCACGTCCGAAAAATCATGGACCTTTTTATATCCCGCGGCGGTGAAGGTGTCCTGGGCGATCCAGCCGGCGGGCCGGCCGGTGAAAAGAGTTTCGGCGGCGGCGGTATATGAAGCGTCGTCGTCGAAGTTCGACCACAGGACATAGATATCGATATACGTCGGGCGGGCGACAGTCCCTGTCGAATATAGCTGTATCGTCGCGGTCGTCGGGTAGAAGCCCAGGGAAAAGACTTCTGACGTAACGGACGAATCCTTCGCGATCGTGGTATAGGGATCGAACAGGTTTTTCCCGACGAAGTCGGGGCGCTGGACCTGTTGCGTGATCGCCAGCGACGACGCCAGGACCACGGCGACCAGGACCAGGATCATCTTCTTCATGGCGGGAATCCTTTTATGACGGTTGAATGGTAGACGGCGCGGGCGGTGACTGGGGCTGGCCGACGCCGCTGACGACCGACAGCCCGAATACCAGCTTTCCCATTTTATTAAAAATCTTCTTCCGGGCGGACCGTGGAAGCCCGCGATTCCTGGCGTACTGTTCGATCCAGCGACAGTCCTTCTCGACGCGCTTCATCCGCCGGGCGACGCGCCAGCCGCGCCAGGCGATTTCGACCCGGCCCGCGGCGGCGACGATCTGAATCAGTTTCTTCATGGCGTAAATCTACCACTTCCGGGGTCCCCTGTCAATAGCTATTTCCCCGGCCGCGGTATCCCTCTTATTCTCCTTCTTCTTCTCCCTCTTATTCTCCCTCTGGTAACGGGCTTTTATAAGAAGGCGTAACAGGCTTTTTATTTCCATGTTACATTATGAAGGCCAGAGCGTTCCGCTGATTATCAGTCCTTCGCCCCTGGTCCTTCCTTCCAGGCCCGGATCCTGACGCCGCCGACCGTGACCTGGTATTCGACCGGGTTAAATAATTTTATCGGCCGAAGGGTATGACGGCATCCGTAATGAAGGCCGTACAGTTCGACGACGTCGCTGACCTTCCGCCATTCGTCCAGCGTGGTGACGACGCCCAGGGCGTCCAGACAGATCTTTTCCGTCCGATAGTCCTTCGGCCCGGTATAAATATAATACTGATAGCCCAGCTGGTCCCCGACGCCGACCTGGACCTGGCGATAGATCGACATGATTTCGGACCGGGCGATCAGGACCGCGCGGGCGACGTTAATATCGCCGTCTTCGACCCGGACGCGCTGGCGGATCGTTTCGGCGACCTGGTCCAGGGGCTTCCGCGTGATGATCGCGTTCGTGACGATCGACGCGACGGTCCCGACCGACTTGTCCAGGATCCCCTTGACCAGGATTTTCGTATTGACCAGCGCCATTCGGACCAGGCCTTCGTCGATCGCGTCCAGGCTGGCCGCCATGCCGTCCTTCCGCCCCTGGGCGACCGCTTCCCTGGCCGAAGCCTTCGCGACCTGGACGAAGTCCCTGGCGATCCTGTTGACCGCGGCCGTCGCGAATTCGTCATTCAGCCGGGTCAGTTCGTTGACCGTCGTCGCCAGCCAGCGGGCGTCGACGTCCTGGCCGCGGGCCAGCTTCGATCGGACGTAGTCGACCAGCTGGACGGCCGCTTCCTTGACGGCCGCTTCGACGATCCGCGCGGCCCTGTCTTCCAGTTCGATATTATACATCGTCCCCGATCTTAAGGTCGTCCCCGGACGGGACGCGGATCCCGTTGGCCGCGTTCGCTTCCTGATTTTCCTTCCACTTCTCGGCGGCCTGGTCGGGCGTCAAGTTCGGATCTTCCAGCTGAAGAAGGGCCACGCCCGTGGTCAGGTTGTTCCGAAGGCGCCAGTCCTGATATTCCCGTTCCTCTTGTGACAGCGCCTGGGTCGGCCGGGTGTACGAGACGGTGACTTCGGGGTCGCCCTTCAGCTGGGCCTTCCCGGTATTGTGAAGCATTGCCTGGATCGTCAGCCGGGCCAGGTCGACGTCGGAATCCCGGAACAGTTCGGCCCGGCGCCGCCGATAGTTTTCCAGCGCCTTCTGTTCCAGGGCCAGGTGATAGCCCGATTCTTGCTTGACGACCCGGACGGCCGATTCGGGGATCCCTTCCGTCGACAGCAGATTGTCGATTTTATGATTCACGTCTTCCAGGACGTTCGAAACGCCGGGGTCCGGGTTGATGAATTTCGCGTCGCCCTTCTCCCCGACCCGAAGGTAATTCCCCGGGCCGACCTTCGGAACGAAGTTCGCGTCGGCGTTTATCAGGACCAGCTGGGAAAAGGCCTGAAGCTCGTTGATCCAATGAAGGTTCGTTTCGTACTTATTCAGGACCAGGTTCGCGTCGACCAGGGCCAGCGCCGCTTCGCCGCCATAGGGCGATTCTTCGTCCAGTTGATTCCGATAAAACGTCGCCGGGATCCGTCCATAGGGGTTTTCGATATCCTGGATGATCGTCGCGCCCTTCGTGTTTTTCCCGGTCGGGTCGTCGCCGTCCGCCATCGCTTCGATGAAGCGATCGGGCGACCAATAATGATACATGGTGACGCCGCCGACCTTCCAGAAGAAGACGACTTCCGCGATCGCGGTCGGGACGACCGGGTCGGGCGTGATAATCATCTGGTGTCGTTTGTAGACCGCGAAGACGATCTTCCCAGGCTGGACCCCGACCGCGTCGGGCGCGTCGCTGATCCATATCGGGCGGACGGCCGTCATGCCAGTCAGGAAGGTATACCGATCCTTCATCTGACTGACCGACTGGAATCCCCTGACTTCGGCCCACAGCGCGGCCAGCGCGGGGTCTTTGAACGTGACGACGGTCGGTTCGTTGTAAAGCGTCGACAGCTTTTCGGTGACGGCCTTCGTCAGGTTGAATTTGACCTTGACCAGCTTATCCCAGCGATTCTTGTCGTCGTAATAGTGCGAATACTTTTCGACCAGGTCCCGTTCCTGATACCTGATCGACTTGTAATAATTATAGGCCCGAAGCGAATCCGTCCCTTCGGTCCCGTTCGCCAGTTCGGTCCCCGTCCGTTCCTGGGACAGCATGGACCGCTGGATCAGCGTCCTGACCTGACTGAAGTCGGGAAGGCCGTTGACGATCGGAATCTTCGTAATCATTTTAATAGGCCCCTTGTTTCCAGTTTCCCGTTTTCGTTAACACGGCCAGCGACCCAGCGTCGGCCGCGATGATATCATTCCGCGCCTTGTCCGACCCGTCATAGTTTTCATGTTCGACCAGGTACTGTTCGACCCAGGGCGGGACCGACCCGTCCGGGTTAACAAGGATCTTTGTATTCCCGTGTTCCGCCTGGGCCGACGACGGGCGGCATAGCGTGTAGACGTCGCGCGTCGCCGGGATGATCTTCACGTCGTAGCCCGCCAGCAGTTTGACCAGGCGTTCGACCTGGTACTTCCCGGCCTGGGCGGGATCCTGGAACAGGCCGATCGTAACCCCTGGGCCGTCCTGGGTCGCCGTGTTCAACAGAAGGTCGTCGATCCCGGCCGCGCTGACCTGGCGCCGTACCATGCCGACGTCCCAGTATTTCGGGCCGGGCGTTTCGATCCGCTTCAGCCCGACCGTCCAGTCGCCGCCGCCCGCGGTCCCGGCCAGGTCCCAAAAGCGGACGCCGCGCCCGCCCGCGGGGATCGCCCTGACCAGTTCGTACCATTCGCGCTTGTATACCAGCCCGGCCGCGGGGCGGATCTTCCAGTTCCCGCCGATCAGTCGTTCCCGCGTGACCCGGTCCTGAAGACGAAGGTTCGCTTCATAGCTGGGATCCTTCGTCATTAGTTCCTGATTGTCTTCCAGCTTCGCTTCGATGAAGGTCACGGACTTGACGTCGACGGGCTTCGGGTTATGGCCCCTGGCCCGCGCCCGCGATAGCGCGTAGTCGGGCGAGTGTCCCCAACAGACGTCGTCGTCGACCTTGACGAAATACCTGACGACGCCGCATCGTTCCGGGATCGGAAGGCCAGTCGCCGGGTCGATATACCAGGACAGGAACGACGCCAGGAACGAATCAGGGTCGGGATTGCACGTCGCCCGGACGTAGGGCTGGACCCCGGACGTCGACCGAAGCCTGGTCAACAGGAAAAAAAACTGATCCGCGGTCAGCTGTTCCGCCTGGTCCAGGCAAAGAAGCGCCGTCTGCATCCCGGCCAGGGCGTCCCGGTATTCGTTATAGTTGTCCGGGATATTCCGAAGACTGATCTTCCCGAAGCCTGGCCCGTGCCAGGTCATAGGCTGTTGCTTGAATGTCAGCCCGACGCCAGGATACAGTTCCATCGATTCGTCGATGATCCCGCCCGGTTGCGTGAAGTCCGGGTAATAGCGCCGAATGAAGGTCGCGATGAAACGCCGATTATATATATGCCGTAGCGGTTCCATCAGAAGGGCGAAGGTTTTTCCGCCGCCCGCGTGTCCGCCATAGAAAACGATATCGGCCCAGCTGGACAGGAAGGCTTCCTGTTTAGGCTGGGCCTTTATCGTCTTCAGGGGTTTTGTCGGTTCGTCCATTCGGCGGCAGTACGATAATATGACGTTCGATCAGGGGCTGGCCGTCAGGCCCGGTTACTTCGGTCCGATCCCGCCAGGCCTTCGGCTGGCGATTCTTCAGCCAAAACTGACAGGCGGTCGTGTCGGGCGGGTAATGCTTTTCCGTCTTCGCCGTGATGATCTCGCCCCGGTACTGGCCGACCCAGTCTTCTTCGTGAGTGTATCCCAGCGCGCGCTTGTATAGGGATTTCACGACCTGGGCGTCGGCCGCGGCCTTCGCCCCCTGAATGGCCTTTAGAAATTCAGGAAAATTATTCTTCCAAGCGTTTATGGTAACTTCGTTTACATCGAAGAAGTCCGCCAGGTCCATATCGGTCGCGCCCAGGAAGGCCAGCTTCCGGGCTTCGGCGGCGAAGCGGCGGCGGTACTTCGTCGGCCGCCCCGTGCGGTTCGGATTGTCGACGCGCTTCGTCACGTTCCGCCCTTCGTTATCGTTTCGACCAGGTCGACGCGCCCGGTATGCCGTTCGAAGTCCAGGACGGCGTCCAGGGCTGTCGCGCCGTGAACGATCATTCGCTGGACCTTCCCCTGGGGCGTCCGAATGAAAACCGTCCAGGCCGGGGCGTGGCGCCAGGCTTCAGGCCTGGGCCGCTTCCGGGGCCGGGACGTCATACAACAGGAACGCGATCGCGCCCGCCGCTATCAGATAGTCCATGAAGGCGTCGGACAGCTGGTCGGGCCTGACCAGGAAGAAGATCGGCGTTCCCCTGGTAATCATGGCCGAATACTACCACGGCCGAAGACGCGCGTCAAGGCTTTTTTACGCTATTCTATCGCCGGGAAATGCTTATTCGACGGGCCTTTTCAGCGGAAGGCGCGCCCCGACTGGGCTTCAAAAACTTTTTTTATTTTTCTCTTGACATTAGTCGAAATCGGATATATAATGACGGCGAAGGGGCCGGGCGGCCGAACAGCATAAAACGGGAGGGGCGACAATGTACCGCGAACGAATACGGTTGATCCTGGCGAAGCTGGGGTTCATCGGGAAATACGACCCCCGGCACGTCGAAGGATACATGAGGTTAGAGCATTCGACGCTGGACCAGCTGGGGCCGCGCCAGTTCGAATCGGAAGTCAGGGTCGCCGTCGAATGTATCGACGCGGGCGGGAAGGACCGGGCGGAACGACTGGCCGTCAGTTGCGCGCTATGAGAGTCCTAATAGCTTGCGAAGAATCGGCGACTGTCCGAGAAGCCTTCCATCGCCGGGGACATGACGCGACTTCTTGCGATCTTTTGCCGACCAGAATCCCCGGTCAGCATTATCAGGGCGACGTCGCCGACATAATCGGCCGCGGCTGGGATCTTATGATCGCCCATCCGCCATGCACCTTCCTTTGTGCCAGCGGCCTTCATTGGAATAAACGTCGGCCCGGACGTGAGATCGAAACGAATCGGGCACTGGACTTCGTTCGCTATTTAATGGCCGCGCCGATAGGTATGATCTGCATCGAAAATCCGATTATGGCCGATCAATGGGGCGACCTATGAAGCGCGCGCTGATCTTCCTGGTCGGGCTGGCGCTGGGCGCCGCGATCATTCATCTGGCGCTTCGCCGACCTGACCGGTCCGCCGGCGGCGGGACGACGATCCGGGTCCCGGGGCCAGGCCGGGAAGTGATTCAGGGAATCCTGGAAGGGAATCGCCAGCGGTATCGCCTGGTCGACGCCTGGCCGACCGCGTCATACTATATTTATTTCGCGTCGAAGCGGGATTCGATCGATACGCTGGTCCTGGCCTGTATCAGCCGCTTCGAAGGGCTGTCGCCGACGATGATCGCCGCGCGGAATCCCTATGGGATAGAGAAGGGCGGCCGACTGGTCAGCTTCCCCAGCTGGGAAGCGGCGACCGATACGGCCGCCCGCGTCGTTCGGCGGTTGAACGGGCCGGGGTCGATCGACCTGGAAAAGCTGGGCGCCCGCTGGTGTCCGCTGAATCGGGAAGCCTGGATCAGGAACGTCATGGAACGACAAGTAACCATTGATGATTGCAAGATGATGGCCGAAGCGGTGCTGAAGATAGTATCGCTCCAATCCGAGCTGGACGCGGCACGGGCGGAGAACGAGCGCATCATGGGCCTACTCGCCAAGGCTGTGGCAGAGGAACAAGAGGCGTCAATCCAACTCGCTCTGGCCAACGAGAAGCTGGCGAGGGCCGCTAAAAATTATAGAGCCGTATTGGATGGGATGGAGTTTAAGCATCTTGACGAATTGGCGGTAGAAACAAGGGACTGCCGAGTTATTGGAGAAACAGCCAAAAAGAGAATCGCCGCCCGCGCCGGCGGCACGAAGAAGGAGTAGAATGATGGATCAGTGCACACACCGCCACACCAGTTGGGTTATTGTTCATCAGCCCATACACGATGAATACGTAAAATGCAATGGTTGTGGAGTAATACTGCGCCCGGACACCCCGCCCGACGCGCTGCGGGAGGCGGTGGAGAA